ACCACAAGCGGCTCTGTAGACTTTGTAGTTGCGGTATCAGGTTCTAACGGAACAGCAACAACCTCGAAACCCTATTTCCTGTCTATTGCTGATTGCAATTCCGTGGATACCGTGGTTTCCGCATTTCAACGGACTCTAACCGACCAAAATGATTTTAGTATTGAGAAACTTGACGATACTTATTGCGCGTTTGTTGGGGCTTACCCTGGCAGCAACGCGGTCATTGAAGTAAGCGCATTCCACCCTTCCGGCGTCTGCACGATTGCAGACTTTAAAGCTACTGAGCTTTCGGGACATGGTGCAATCGGGGGTGGAGGGAATCTGCTCTCAAGAACAGTAGAGGGCAACTACGTACAGTATGATGGAACCTTTGTTGATGTCCGTGCTATGACTGGCGCGAGCTGGACTGACATTGGGTCCCCCGGTACCGGCGACCTTTCGGGCATGCAAGCCGTGAGTGGTATGTTTTATAACTCCTTTAACAGCTACAGCATAGCATCAAACGCAGACCTTTCGGGGACAAACTTTAAGATGAATGCAACAACAAAAGCCAACTCTGCCGGTGGGGCCTATACTGTTCGCGCACTCCATACGGGACAAGGGTACAACGCTGTTAGCTCTTATAACGGAACCACACAAGTTGAGCGGGGCCTTTCACTGCGCGTGGAAAACACCGGGAAACTGCAGCAATCTCTAGTTTTGTTGCGAGGCGGTGGCGTGGAAGAGAGCTATAAAGTTCAACTAATTGAGGAATCTTCAGCAATGCCTACATGGCCTAGTTCTGTTATTAACAATAAACAGTATGGTAGTGGTGAGACTTCAGATTACATATATGGAGCGTTTGAGAATACCGACACCGACGTAGCTGTTACTTGGACAGCTCCAAGTAGTATTTTTACTGCAACTAATTCGCATGTTGCTTCCCCGTCAGGCACCTCAACAGGAAATAGCCGATTCTTGAAGTTCGAGTCCGCAACGTATGATTTCTCCGGAGGCGCCAACGGTGACGCGGGGGACCATGGGGGCTCTATGACCAATTCCGAGGTGGTTAATGCCTTGGCCGGTCCTACAGGCACGTACCGAGGAGTTAAAGCTTTCTCCCCAGAAACGGTTGACGTAGATATTGTCGCGATTCCTGGAGTACACGTTCAGGACGTACAGTCGGCTGCAATTACAGCAGCCGAATCTAAAGGAAAGTTCCTNTATNTCACCTCCCCTCCTGAGGGTTTATCCCCACAAGAAGCGGTTGACTGGCATAATGGAAATTACCCAGGGAGAACTGTTNCAATGAACAGCTCCTATGCTGCCTTGTACTATCCTCACTGTAAATTCTTTAATACCTTTACAGGGGTAGACCAGTACATGGACCCTGCTGTCTTCGCAATCAAGGCTATGTCCAAAGCGGACAACGTCGCTGAGGTGTGGAACGCTACAGCTGGGGTTACAAGAGGAAAAATCTCCCCTACGGTAAAGGAAGTTGAAAAAGACTTGAACCAAGGAGACCGTGATTATGTTTACGGGGGAGGAAACGCTCTGAATCCGATTATTAATTTCAAGAGACATGGAATCTGTATTTGGGGTCAGAGAACAACACAACGACTCGCGACTGCCTTGGACCGGATTAACGTCCGTCGTCTAGCTATCGCGATCAGGCAGAAAGTTCAAGACTTAGGTATGCCCTTTGTGTTTGAACCAAACGACCCAATCACATGGTCCTTGATTGTAGGAGAGATAACTCCTATGCTGGAAGATATCCAAGGTAAACGAGGTATCCGCTCCTTCAGGGTGTTCTGTGACGAAACCACAAACACACCTCTAAGAGTTGACAGAGGTGAATTGTGGGTTAAGATTGAGGTTGTTCCAACAAAGTCTGCCGAAGCGCTCATTTTTGAGATTAACGTCTTAGGTCAAGAAGAAGCCTAAATAATATAGAACAGAAAAATGGCATTTAGCAACAACAAAATTACTAACGAATACTTCGACCAGTTCAGAGAGGGCGGTGACGAGCGTTTGAATACTTTATCCCAACAGTACGATTCACTTAGAACGTATAGTTGGTTGGTATCTATCGAAGGGTTGGGTATTAGTGAAGAAGGGGATAGCCCAAGGGACCAAACTAATGCTCTCACTCTAGCCTGTAAGCAAATCGGAGCCATTGGGTTTTCAGTAGAAGATATTGCCGTTGACCGTGTTAACGATAAGTACTACTACCCTGGAAAGTACTCCGCAGATGAAACCACGTTCACGTTTGATAACTTGATTACTGGTAAAGCAGCGGCTGCACTTTTTGCTTGGATTTCCGAAACTTACGACCCTCGGACAGGAAAGCTAGGAACCTCCGATATGAAGCGTAAGATTGTTATTACGCAACTAGACGCAGACCACACCCCAAAGATGACCATTACTCTATACGGCGCATATGCTAAGTTTTACCGCTTGGCTGAGCTAAACTACAGCACTAATGATTTTCACACAATTGAGGTTGGGGTACGCTATGATTTCGCTGTCCAGGAGAAAATATAAAAAAACCTCTATTTTTTATTAAACTATTTTACAGACCTCTTTATAATGATATATAAAGGGGTCTTATTTTTATTATGAACTTAACAGCAATCCACTTAACATTTTCGAAACATATCTGGACACAGTCCTTTCGGAAGCTGGCACATCGGGAAAACACAACCGGTGGTTCTACGGCGCCGAACAGGGGTCTATAGATACCCTGGCAACGTTTGCTAGAACACCAGATGGGCTTAATACACCAGAATCGGCAAAGCAAAAAACCGCAAATGGCGCCGCTTGGAGGGACTACGCAACTGACCAAGGTGGGGAACAGGGAGGGGAGCACAAAGTTTACTGGGTAAGCCTTTCAGGGCCACAAAGCGCAAGCGCGAGCACGTTGCTAGCTGCTATTGCAAAATGGAAGCCTGAAGAGGAGCCCGACGCTGAACAGTTTAAGAAAGAGGGAGAGGCGTTGCCTGCTCAGCAGGAATTCGACGCGGAACAGCAAGCACTCGCGGAGGAAGAAGCTGAAGTACAACAGGAGAGGCAAACTGACCGCCAAACAGACCCAGAAACTGTAGAAAAGGTGGCTAACATTTTAGCTGAGCGGTTAGAGTTAGACCCAAATAAAGCACGTNAGATGGCAGAGACTCTTGACGCTAATTGTAAAAAACCTACNGACCACAAGTTTGCAAAAGATTATAGAGCTCTCCTAGCCTATACCAGAACAGATGAGCACAAATTTGGACTTCCAGGAGAAGCCAACGCGGAAATGATGGATGCTTTTGTCGACCTGCTTGAAATTACGAAACATATTAAGCGAGACTCAGAAGGTGAGTATGTGTTAGAGGAAGATTTGACAGAACGACAAAAAGATATCCTAACAAGTGTTAGAGCAAGAGGGCAAAAAGGTCAGAACGGGGTCTACGTAGGGTATGACGGCGATAGAGCCCATAAAGTTTTTCCAAATATATCCCAAGCCCTCGTCGATATCCAAACTTCTTTGACTGGGCAAGCCTCTGAAGAAGCTNAGGAAGCTGCTGATATTGCTTCCCCGGACCTTTTCAAATATGGTGTATCTGTTAGGGGTTCAGAGCCTATTGGTGAGGCATTAGGAGGGGTAAAGATTAGGAAAAAGGATGGAAGCGAGGAGTTAATGTTAAATCTTACCTCTGCGGCAAAAACAACTGCCTCTAATAAATCCATAGGGGAGTTTACCGAGAAGTCCTGGGTTGGCATGGTTAATTTTATGACAACAGGTGCTGACGATGGAACCTTACAAGAGGGGATTCAATCCTTTGCTAAACACTGCCAACTTATGGCTCAAGTTGCAGCCTCTAACCCTGACAAACTCCGGAAACAGCTCCCGGATGTCCCTTTTACCGCACAGGAGGAAGCCGAGCTTGAATGGTTTGATAGAGCCAATGATTTTTACAACACCCATGGACAGCCAAATGAGCTCGTTAAGGCTGTTTTTATGCAGAATGCAATGAACCTAGCAAGAGTATTTCACCACGCTCAGGTGGCTCCTATAAGCGCCAGAGAACCGGATGGGAACGAGCCTCGCGGAAACGACTTAAAGTTTGGAGTTAAACGAGATATTGTGTTTGATTTCGCAAACAATAGTGATGCCGTAAAGTTTTGTAAATCATTAGGGTTAGGTTCTGAGTACGCACATGGGACAGAGGTAGACCTTTCTTTAAAACAACTAACGAGGACAACAGGAAAAGTAAACAACGAAGGCGCAACTCTCCCCGTAGCTTTAGGCCAAAGCACAAACTCATCTAAGCAGCAGCAGTTTGAAGACCATAAGGAAAGTACTTATGATAAAATTCGTAAGATGAATCTGCCAAGTGGACGCAGTGAAAAGCTCGTAACAGCCATGGACAAAGCCCGAGACTGGGACACGGAACAATGGTCTACCATTTTTTCTGCTCTACACCCCAAAAACGGGAAAGTGCAAGGGTCTATGAGCACTCTTTTTAATAGTGTGTTAGATAAAAACTGCCCGCCAACACCTGAAGGGTTGAAAAGACGTGAGGGGTTTAATCAGTTGTGGAAGGATTATAAGGCTTCCATGGAGGGTTCTATAAACCCAACTAAAGAATCATGGGTTTTAGCGCAAAAACTATTTGGCGCGTTAAAACATCATAGGTCTGAAACAGACGAGCAATACAGGCATGGTTCTTCCTTGAACGAGACAATGGGGTGCCTAACATCTTCTCACTCAGAAATTCTAATGAGGATGCACCAGGATAAAGTAGCCGCATATGGCGCTGATGGGGCTCTTGCTGATACAGTAGACGCGTGTCAGAATGGTAATTTGGTCTCAAAACCTAATGGAGGATTTTACATCAACGACGACTCAGGAAATCGTATAAGCGAGACTAGTTATGTTGTTGCTGTAGGTTCAAATGGTCAACCTTTTATAAGGCTTCGAGGGGGTTTTGAAGGAAAACGTTTCAATGACGAATCCTATCATGTACCTCCAGATATGAAATCTACTCCATAAAGTTTGTAGTATCCAAAGACAAAAAGTCCGTAAGCTTGTATATGTAGTATTCCTTGTTTACAACCACGACGGTCCCTAGGTTATAAGGTTTACTCGTAATAACGAATGGTTTATGCCTAGTCTTCTTGTAAACTACCAGCCAGTCTTTGTCCGCTTTCTTAGCGTCTCGCCTTGCTTGTTCTATAAATTTGTACAAATCACTTTTCGGTTTGAAGATATCTTCGAAAGTTACGTCGTATCCAGATTTACATTCTAAAATAAACTTGAATTTTTGTGGCGTTATTAGGTCCCCATGGACTTTAATGTGTTGTGGTAGTTCGTGAGTAGTAGCAAAAGCTCCTGACCCTGGTGACCTGCAAAAGTCTTTTGTANCGAACCGAGTGTTGAAAAGCTTCGCTATTTCTCGTTCAAACGCGTTACCCTTTCGACGGCTGTTAACTCTTTTCTTTTTTTTGAAATCGCCGTGGTTCAAAATATCCTTAAGTATATCACCCATAAAGTATAATAGTAACGATGGAAGAAAAGATAATCATTAATCCTGAAAACGTAAAGTGTAAATTAAAAAACACAGGTAGACGAATGAAAATTTATATTAAATTAAATAAAGAAGAAACAGAAGGCTGGAATAACATTAAGAAAGGTTTTGAAGGGTTCCCTGGAACTCAAGAAGAACTTGTAAAGATGATGTTTTTTCGAGGAGTGAATGCCTTCATGGAGGACCTTAAAAATCAAGTGGACGAGCTGTCTGAAGAAGAAAAGGAAAAAATCCTGAAAGAAGTTGATGCCGAGAAAAGCTCTAAGGTTTCCGAAAAGGAAGCAACTGATGAGACAGATAATTAACATTACCTCTGAAAAAGACCTGACTGGGCTGTACGCTAAGAAAAAGAAAGGGTCTTTTTTCATCTTATACACTTCCCT